CTATTGCACCATCACCATCTAAAGTAAGTGAGAAAGTTGTAACCTCATCACCACTTCCAAAAGTAGCACTTAAATCAGTAATGTAAGCATCACCATAGTATTTAACAGAAGTAGCATCATCAACATTTGTGTCAAGCTTCCAAGTCACTAACGTTTTGTTTTGTTGCAATAAAAATAATGCATCGTGAGAAGTTTTTGCATCATCACCACCTACAGTAGTTGTGTCGATATATTCACCCTCTGCATCGATTGAATAACTGAAAGTTCCTGGCGTTTTCTTAACTACACCTGGGAAGCATTTAGTTGTGCTTTCAATCATTGCTAATGTTGTGTTTAATCCATTTGAAGTAAGACAAGCAACAGGTTTATAGGCTGATGTGTCCCAAATGTAAAGTATTCCTTTTTCGCCTCTTATTGACATATTTTCTATTTTTTATAAATTAATGATTTCAAATTCAAAGATAATAATTTTATTTATATTTATTCTAAATAATTATAAAATTTATTCTAAAGTTAAAATAACTCGAATAAAACTACGATAAACCGTTTGTGTTGCTGTACTGCTGTCTAAATTACTTGGAAATTCATATCTTCGGTTAACAACTGTAAAACCATCAATTGTAACGTTTTCAATTAATGATAATATATTGTTTTCTATATCGTCGTTAACCAATCTGCTCCCGACATTTCCCGCACCATTATAAATTTTTACAATATCTAAAAGAGTATAAGAGATCCATTGATAATTACATTTAGTGGCTTTGTCAATCTCTTTGTCCTGTGTTGAAATAATAACGTATTCACTTGGATTATCATTACCGGTTACTTGCATATCATAACAATCGTAATCGCCAATTATAGCATCGTATAAAGCTTTCCTAACGTATTTATTTGGATTTACCATATTTCTCTAATACTTTTTTTAACTTATCTAAATATTCTGTTCTGCCTTGTAATAAGGCCGGATATAAATAAGGTCTTGGCCTTAAATTAACTTGCTTTATTCCTTTACCTTTAAACTTAATCGCCTGGTCCTTTAATTCGTTTGGAACATCAACTAAACCGCCTGTACCAAATTCAACGAATGGAGCATAAGGAGCAATAACACCTCCAGCTTCAACCTTCCAATTTAAAGGATTGTCTTTTACCGCTTGTATAGATTGTCCTAATTTACCAAAGTTTGCCGGAGCGTAATTTTTAGCGTTCTTTTCAATATTACGAGCAACCAATTCAGTAACTCCTTCAATATCTTTTTCAGCTTCTTTGCCGTACTTTCTTATATTAGCTAAAACAGTATTTAAGCCTTTTATTTCCATTAAGTTCTTTGAGTCGCTTGTATTTGAATATCAATATTATCCAAGTCAATATTTAAAATGCTATCGATATTATAAATGACATTATTATACTTTATAAAATTGTCCTTTATAGAAATATTTAAATTTGGATTGTTACGAACGGTAAATACTACCTGAACAAAATTATCGTTTTGTCCGTTCTCGTTTGTTCTTGAAGCATTGTTTGTAGTTACGTTTGCCCAAAGAGTATAATCTAAAGCAGTTGTTACGGTATTTCCACCGAAGCCATCGGAAACAGTTGTTGTGATCCACATTTCAATAATTCTATCGTATTTTCTTGCAATCATTATAAAAATCGTCTGTTAACATCAATATTAGATAATACAAAATCAGGGACGCTATTCATGGCGTTTTTAGTTTCGGAATTGTAAAACCAAAAGTTGATCAGTTGCAAAGCTGAATCAATTAACTCCGAAGGAATATCCTCAACAGAAGTATATCCAGTTGTTAAAGTAACCATATTATTAACTGTTGGAACAATAGCATAAAGAGGTCTATAAATTATATCCAATTCAGTTTCGGTATTGTCTATTGGATAGTCGTAAACTTTAACTTGTTGCACTAAAGCACAATCTTTAAAATATACTTTATCACGTGTTTTGAATATATGATTTGTACGTTTCTCAATAAATGAAAGTGCAGAGTTTATCATTCCGGTTATTTCATCATCGGTAACGGTTTGCCCATCATCGATTTTTAAATATAACTTCGCTTGTTCTAAAGAAATAACATCGGTATAATTAGTCATTATTTTTTGCTTTTAGTTTCTTTTACTTCTTTTGCTTCTTTTACTTCCTCTATATAACCATCAGTAAGCATTCCTAAAGCTTGTTCTTTAGTTAACTCAATAGTTTGATCTACTTTATAGTTTTGTTTGTTGGAATGAGTGTAAAATGGTTTTAATACTTTAAATATCATGTGGAGTTTATTAATGTTAATTCTAATAAAAAAAGCCACCACAATCAAGTAGTGGCTTTAGTTTAAAAAATCTTAATGATTATGCAGTAGCAGTGAAATCACCGTAAACAATTGCCAATGGTTGTTCAACAGCCAAAGCAACTTGAGCCTCAATACGAGCAGTGATGTTGTTATTCACAAAGTTAGTTCCTTCTGTTTCAGAAAACTCTAAAGATAAACCTTCAGTAGTTACTTTGTTTACTCTTGTCCAATCACCTACATAGTATTTGTTAGCAGCTAACCAAGTGGATTTAAATACTTGAACTCCTGCAACTCTTAAAACTCCAGCTTCGTAAGTAACAGCAGAAGCTAAATCCATTTGAGCAGTTTTCAATATAGAAAGGTAGTCAGTTGGTCTGATAACGATACCATTTACAGTATAGTTTGCATCTTCTAATTTACCAATCTCATTGATAAGCATTCCTGCTTTAGAACTTCCTGTTATGATTTCAGTTGAAGCTGTAGCAGCACCTGCTAATACTGTATTGAATGCAGTATTTTCAGCTTTTAAGTAATCTCTTCTCAATAAATCAGGAATAGCTGAAGTAATGTAAGATAAGTTATTACGCATTTTTTTAGAGTAACGAGCAAAACCAGCAATAAAGTTTGTTGAAACATCAACAGCAGTAAAGTCGTAATCTCTTTGGTTTTTAGCACTTCCTTCAGTTTGCGCTCCGATTGATCCTTCTCCAGCACCTTCAACAGTATAAGTATAAGTTCCACCGTTAATGTTAATGTTACCTGTTAAGTCAGCAACGTTTAACGTTTGTGATGGGAATCTAACAATATCGAAGTTGTAATCTCTTGGCTCTTCTCCAGTAAAGTTAGCAGTAGTCATGTTACCTACAGCTTTCAATCTGATTTTGTTGTTTTCACCAACAGTAGCAATTCTTTCAGCATTATCTTTAATTAAAGATTTGATGTTGTCAACATTTGCATTAGCATCAGCTTTAGCTTTCTCTTGAAGTTTTACATCCAATTTGTCAGCGTGATCTTGTACAACTTTCAAGTCAGCAGTAAATTTAGCTTCCAATTCTTCACGTACTGATTTAATATCAGCTTCGAAAGAAGATTTAATTGAAGCAGTTAATTTTGTTTCGAAAGCATCGATTGCGCTTTTTACTTCTGAAGCGGTTTTAGTTTCTAATCCGCTTTTAATGTTTGCCAATTCGGCCAATAATTTTTCGTCCATTTTTATTTAATTTTTAACGAGTTTGTAAATGATTTTAAAGTGTCTAATATAAGCGGCTCATCTTCTGGAGTGTCATCTTCTAACGGCTCGTCTGTAAGTGCTTTTAATAATGTTTCGATTTGTTTTAATCTGGCATCAGAATAATCTAAATCGTAAGCTTTTGTTATCAATTCCATTAAACCATAATGCGATTTAATAGCTTTTATATTTTGTACTGTACTCAATTCGTTTGCTGCCCAACTTGACAAAAATGAATATTCAGCAAGTTTATACTCGGTAATTAGTGATTTGTTTTTTGCATCTCTACTTATTACACGATATCCAATACTTAACTCCGCATTTAGATTGCTATCATGCATAAGTTTAACATCAGTAAACATATCACGACCTAAATCCTTCTTCATATTAAATTGGGTTGTAGTAAGCAAACCATAGTTATCTTTAGTATCAATCGCCAAAGGAACACCAATCATCATTGTTGGATTATGGTCCTTTAACACTCGGATGCGTTTAAAGTTTTCCGCAACCGTTTTGTTAAACGATCCATAAGCGGAAATATCACCATCGCTGTCTTTAACATTGTAAACATTAGCATAAGCTGTAACAACGCCTTTGCTATCGTCTAACTCTTTTAAGTCGTATGCTAATTGTTTGAACTCTATTCTATCCATTGAAATTAGTGTTTATAGATACAAAGATATAAATTTTATTTAGACTTAATATAAATAGTATTTATTTTTTTTAGAATGTAAAGAAAGTTTGTTTTAAGTCAAAATAAAATCGCATTGCTAAAGCATCGGAATAGTCAGGCGAATGCCCTATTAATTCTTTTACTTTTTCTTTTGGCAATATCCTTAACTTACCATCTTGATCAATTTTATCCCTTTTAACCTGTTCTAACTCTTTGGTTATTACATCTTGAATGTCGGCATTATTGCAATCAATAAATAGTTTGTTGGCCTGGATTAGTTCAGCCAATTTATAATAACATTGCGTTTTTAGGTTTTGATATTCGACATTATTGTTTTCCTCTTTTAATGCTTTGGAGTTATTTACAAATCCTTTGCATCGGACAATATCCACAACACCACCACCAACACCATCCTCATCGGCAATCACGTTAGACAATGGAACTCGATGTTTATTCATTAATGATTTGATAGCTTCAGCAGTTTCAGTAATACTTGATTTGTCTAAAGTAAATATCTCAATAACTCTGAATCCACTCCAAACAAGTATAACCATCTTATCGCTTCCGTATCGAGCAATATCCGCACTAATATACATATCACCAGCATCAACAAAATCGTTAGTAAATATGTTCTGTATTTTGTCAAAGTCAATAAGCCTTGCAGGATCATTGTCAAACTCCCAATTGCCATAATACAACCTTTGCTTACTATTCTCATCTAAAGCCAATAAACTATCTAAATATGATAACGGTAAGTTTGGATTGTCAGTTGGCAATGATTGTATAAACTTTCTCGTTTCGTTTATAGTTCCGGCAGCAGTTGGAATGTAAAACTTTGAATAAGTCCAGTTCTTTGCAGGGTTACACGTTCCTAATATCTTCGGAGTTAAGTTATATTCATTTAGTTTATATCTTATCCTCGATGTAACTATTTGCCATGCCTTAAATGAAATTTGATTGCACTCATCTATAAAAGCACCGGTTATCTCTAATGAACCTAAACTATCAAAATTTGGATCAGCGGGATATGAATAAAGATCCTTTAATAGTATTTCGCTTCCATTTGTCCAGGTGATCACTCCTGTTTGACTATTGTAGTTATAACAATTAGATAGCTTTAAATTGGATGTAAGTTCAAAGAAAGTATTTAAAGTAGTTTCTTTTAATGTCTTTAGCTTTGACCTTCCCATTAGCCAACGAGTAGCTGGATAGGTTTGACATTGTTCAATAAGCCACAAAACACCGAGAGCAGATTTACCACCACCGGCAGCACCGCCGTATAATATTTCCTTTGTTACATTATCTTTAAGATAATAAACAGCGTGTTCTTGCTTAATTAATAGTTTCATTTGGTTTTATTCCACTACCTAACGAAATAATGTTTGTAGTGATTTCCCCGGAGTGTTCTTGTTGAACTTTATCGCCAAACATTTTAGGATAAAATTTAGCCATTTTCCATTTTAAAGTTTGCACTAAAGTATTATAAGTTGAAGCGTCAATTTCTTTTGCCAATAACATAGATCTGTAATCATCCATTTCATTTTCTAAAGCTTCGGCTTTGTCTTGCACACTGTTTATGTACAATGTTCGTAATTCATCGTTCTCACGCTTCCAACGTCTAAAAGTTGACCAACTTGGATATAAGTTGTTTGAATCCAAAACTTTTATAATGTTATCACCTTTTGCAACTAACTCGCAAATTTCAATACATAAATCAAAATTATATTCGCTTGGTCTTGCCATATCTTTTTTTTAAATACGTTAAACCTACTCTATTGCTAAAGTAGGTAAAGAGTAACTTTAATTTACTACTCCCGTTAATTTTTATTAATTAAATTTCTAATTGCTATATTCTTTTTAACTTCATCGTATAGTTCGCCATTAAATTCCAATATGAAATCAGTTCCGTTTAAAACAAGGCACATCGTTTCACTATCGATTACATAACAACCGTTAACATCAGCTATAACAAAATCGAAATTTCGATATTCCTGATCATGTTCCGTTTCAATTAAAACACGTGGCTGCTTCATATAACAAAGATATATAAAAAATAATTAGAAAAATGTTTGGTAGTTTATTATAAATAACTATATTTGCTTATTATTAATTATTAAATCAAAAATTATGAAAGCAATTAAATTAACATTAGAACAGTATCAAAGAAGTTTATTAGCTAAAAAATTTACTCACGTTTGGCTTTATTCAAAAAATGAAACTAGACAAAGAACGCATAATAATTCTATATTTTTATCAAGAACAATAGGAGAGCCATTTGCTTGTTTAGTTATGGAATGGAATGGGTGTATGTCTGATGCAGATTTACAAAAAGTATTTGGTAAAGATGTTTTTTACGATGGAGGAGTTAGTCCTGATGATAAACAAAATATGAACGTAGATGTTTTTTACGTTAAAGGATTAGTAAAATAATAACCAAGTGGAGCAGCATACTATAAACTGCATTAACAATTAAACTAAATAATAATTATGAAAACATTTTTAAGCAAACAAAAGTACCAAGTTTATGCAATAGCAGTTATTGCAGTATATTTTTTAACTCGATTTTTATATTAATCATTATGAGCATAAGAGCAAAACAAAAGTTCTATAACCAGGCTGTAATACTTGGAATAGATTTAAAGGATTTGGATGTTGAGAAATTAGATTTTTCAGCACCACTAAAACACAAGAGCAGTTTTAAGAAACGAGCTTCAGAAATAAAAGAATTATACAATTACAAGTTCCCAGCTTATATTGAGCCACGCAGTTTTGATTTCGGATTGTTTAACATTGAATTTAAAAGAAAATGACAGATCAAGAAAAAAAGGAATTAGACTTTGTATTAAAGACCGGTTTCAAATGCGCTATTGGAATAGCAGTATTCTTTTTTGCATTATTAATTTTAACATCTATACTATGAAGAAGTTAATATTAGATTCGATAAAAGATTTTTGTAACGAGAACTATAATTGGTTTGATTACTATATTAACTCCAAAGGCTTTGAAATTTACGACAATGATTTTAATTGCATTGCTGTAGTTGATTTCGAGGTTGAGGTTGAGGTTTATCGAAAGCCATGTACAGGTAATTATTTTAATCCTCCGGAAACAGGTGAATGTGATTTTATACTTTACGAAATATTTGTACATGAAGTATATAACTCAAAAGGTCAATTATTGCCAAATTATAAAGTGAAATTACAAAGCGAATTAGATAACATAAAAGGAAAAATAATATGACAGCAGTTGAATGGTTGGAAAAACAATTAGATATATCCAATGGATATCAAAATAAAATTAAACCATTATTTGAACAAGCCAAAGAAATGGAAAAGGAACAGTTAGAATGCGCCTGGAACTCATCGGATCAAAACATGAGATTTCAGTTTAGTAGTTCAGCATATAAACCAATCACATTTAAACAATGGTTAGAAATTTTTAAAGAAAAATAATTATGAAAAAAGAAAAAAATTTAGGAGGCAGACCAAAAGCATTTATAGACGATGTAGCGGTTGTATTGCCTATTTCAGTTCCAAGTAAAGAGCGTGAAAGATTACGGATCAAATGGAACAAAGATTTAGAACAATTTAGAATTAAAAAATAAATTTGTTTATTAATTATAAATTACTATATTTGCAAACGAGTTGGTCAGAACTCTAAACCGGAACATAACTATTTCCCTCTGACGATTTGTACTGACCTACATTTTGAAAGAGGGATTTTTATTTCAAACTATTATGAAAACACTATTTGACAATTTAAAAGAAGAACACAAAATGCAGTTGGAAGTGATGAAAGAAATTTATCCAAACTCCCACGCAAGATTGGTAAAAGCATTAGAGGATAATTATTTGTATTCTCTGCTGACAATATCAGACGCATATACATTGGTTTTAAACACGAGTAACAAAAGCTTTTCAATAACTAACCTATCAGACCTATTTTATGAGTAATTTACCAAAAATTAATGATTTATATTCCGATAAACTTTCTATTCAGAAAGCGGATGTATTTGTAACTTTAATGAATCAGCAACCTAAACAAGAATGGGTAAAGGATCACCCATTTATAAGAGGTTATAAATACCTACCTATTGAAAGGATTGAATATTTATTAAAAACTATATTTAAGTCTTATAAGATTGAAATTACAGGCCAAGGCACATCGTTTAATGGTGTTTGGGTAACTGTTAGAATTCATTATTTGCATCCGGTAAGTGGCGAATGGTTGTTCCATGATGGAATTGGTGCTTCGCAGTTACAAACTGCTAAAGGAACATCCCCTGCGGATTTAAACAATATCAATAATGGTGCTTTATCAATGGCCTATCCTGTTGCAAAGACAATAGCTATAAAAGATGCTGCGGATCATTTTGGTAAGCTATTCGGATCTGATTTAAACCGTAAGGATTTAATTAATTACGAATTAGATTTGACATTGATTGAATTAACACCGGAGCATCCTAATTGGAATAAGGTAAAAGAAGCTGTAAAAAGCGGTAATTATACGATTGAACAAATACGAACTAAATACAATTTATCAGATGAAAACGCAAAACAACTTATTTAAAGCACGAGCTTCCGCTTCAGGAAAGCTAATGACTGCTCCAAGATCAAAGACTGAAACATTATCAGAAACAACAAAAACTTATGTTTATGATTGGTTAAAAGAAAGCATTTACGGCATTCGTAAAAATATCAATAACAAATATTTATCTAAAGGATTATGGCTTGAAGATGAAGCTATTGATAAAACTATTGAATTATTAGATTTGTCCTTTGCTATTAAGAATGAGAAATTTTTTGAAGATGATTATTTTACAGGCACTCCGGATTTAATTGTTGATGGTGTTGTTTACGATACGAAATGCAGTTGGGATTGTTTTACATTTCCATTATTTGACAATGATATACCAACTAAAGATTATTATTATCAATTACAGGTTTATATGCACCTTACAGGATGTAAAAAAGCATGTTTAGTTTATGTATTGTTGAACACTCCTGAAGAATTAACTTATGAAGAAAAACATAACTACGATGATATGGATGCAAAATATAGAATTAAACATTTTGAGATTGAGTATAATGCAGAGGTTATTGAGCAATTACAAAATAAAGTTTTAGAAGTTAGAGAATTTATAAATAACATTAAATATTAGAAATTATGGCAGAAATTCAAGTAACGTTAAACGCACAAGCGTTGCGTAATTTAGTAACTTTCCT